ACACAAAACCTACAAAGCACAGGACAAATAAGTTTAGGTGGTGATTTTACTATAGGTGTTAAACTTCATTTAAAAAATGCAGGTGGTGTTTTATTAGCAGATAATACAACAGCAGGTGAGTTTATAAGGTTTACAGGAACACAAGAACTAAGAGTCAGGATAGATAACGCAACAGCAGTTAACATAGCAAAAGACTCAGGAACATTTGTTGAGGACGCTTATATGGTTTTACAACGTGCAAGTAATGTGTTGACGTTATATTGGAACGGTACTGCACAAGCAGACACAGAAACATTATCAGGTACAGCAGATATTGACGCTATAGGTGTAAGGTCAACTGACTTAAATCCTTATGACGGTGAAATATCAGAAATAGCAATATTTAGTTCACAAAGTGCTGAATTGACATCTAACTTAAATAACTACCTGAGTAAAATATAAATAATATGAAAGATTCAATTTTAAGTATAAATCTAGAAACAAGTACAGCACCTATTATACAAGAGGTTAGAGGTAGGGACTATATAGAATATGGAACAGATGATTGGAGAAACTTATACCCACAGTTTTTAATAGATTTATACTACAACAGTTCTACTCACGCCGCAGTAATTAATGCGACTAGTGAAATGATAGCAGGTGAAAATTTAATAATTGAAGATGATGAAGATTTAAACTTAGCTGCTTATGTTAAGTTAAAGAAATTTATGCGACACGCAAACAGAAAAGAGTCTTTACATCAAGTTATTAAAAAAGTTGCATTTGATTTTAAATTACAAGGAGCTTACGCACTTCACGTTATTTGGAATAAGGATAGAACTGAAATAGCTGAAATATACCACGTACCTGTAGAAAGAGTAAGAGCAGGAAGACCTAACGAAATGGGTATTGTAGATACTTATTTTATAAGTGCTGATTGGGCAAATACAAGAATGCACAAGCCTTATGCTATAGCAGCATTTAACGAAAAAGATAGAACAGCAAGTAGCCAACTACTTTACACAGGTTCTTACAGTCCTAATATGGACATATACCACACTCCTGACTACTTAGCAGGGTGTAATTGGGCATTAGTTGATCAGCGAGTTGCTGAATTCCACTTAAACAATATAGAGAATGGGTTCAGTGGTTCTTATTTTATTTCCTTTGCGAATGGTGTTCCAACGCAAGAAGAAAGATTTCAAATAGAACAAAGCTTAACAGATAAATTTACGGGAGCCAAGAATAGCGGGAAATTCATTTTAACGTTCTCAGACGATAGAACAAGAACACCTGAAATAAATCCTATAAGCGTATCTAACGCAGACAAACAGTATCTAGCACTTCAAGAATTATTAGTACAGAACATTTTAACAGCTCATAGAGTGACATCTAAAACTTTAATGGGTATTGACAGCACAAATGGTTTTTCTAGCAATACAGACGAATTAATTAACGCTGCTAACTTTTATCTTAATACAGTAGTAAGACCATACCAACTTAACATTTTAAATACTTTACAAACTATATTTTCTGTAAACAATATGGATTTGGAAGTTGGTTTTGTTCAGTTAAAACCTATAACAGTACAATTTGATTCTAAGACAGTAAGAGAAGTAATGACGCAAGATGAAATAAGAGAGTCCTTAGGGTTGCCACCATTAGGAGATGATGATAAAACACAAGAAGAAGAAATTGCATTTGCAAGAGTAGGAATGATAGACGGACAACCTGTATTTAGCACAATAGAAGAAGCAGAAGCACACGCTAAGACAATTGGGTGCGAAGGCTATCACGAACACGAGCTAGAAGGAGAAACTGTGTATATGGCTTGTACAGGACACGATGAAGCAACTAACTTACAAAAGTGTAATTGTAGTCAAGAATTTATAGAGCCGAACCCCTGTCAACCTGGTTATGAAGCTATAGGAACTAAAATCAAAGACGGAAGGGAAGTTCCCAACTGTGTTCCTATAAAAGCAAATAAAGAAAATAAATTTACAACTTTAGAAAAATTTATTGACGCATTTGGTGAAGATATTCCTGAAGGTTATGAATTAGTTGATGAAGAAATAGTTGACGGTGAACATAGAGATTTTGATTTTGAAAAAGAATTAAATAAAAGAGTTAGTCAAAAACTTGAATTAGCGTCAACAGGAAGAGCATACCCTAACGCACGAAGTGATCAAGACGGTTTGAATAAAGATAAGACAGCATTTTATAAAGTTAGATATGTTTACACAAAAGATAATTTTTTAACACAAGAAGGTCCTACGAGAGATTTTTGCGGTATAATGATGAACGCAGAAAAAGTTTACCGTAAAGAAGATATAATAAGAATGGGAAGTCAAGCTGTAAATCCTGGTTGTGGTCCTAGAGGTGCAGCAACTTATTCAATCTGGCTTTACAAAGGCGGTGGAAATTGTCATCATTTTTGGCTTAGACAAATTTACAAAGCTCCTGTTTCAGATGATGATTCTGTTTACTATAAAGATAATATAGAAGATGACGAAATGATAGGGTACACAAAAGCACTATCAGAAGGTTTTACAGCAGAAAGAAATGACACTTTAGTTGCAAGACCACCAAAACGAATGGAAAACGAAGGGTTTTTACCTAGATAAAATATATAAATATGGCATACGTATTATTCATATCAGAAAGCAAATTAAAAGATTCAACAGCAATCAACTTAAATGTTGACGTTAATCTATTACTTCCTTATGTAAGACAAGCACAAAAGCTTTATGTAGAAACAAAACTAGGTACTGAGTTAAACGACAAGCTTAAAACTCTTATAAAAAACGGAACTATAGGTGATGTTGCTAACGCAGCTTATAAAACTTTAGTAGATGACTATATTGGGGATATGCTTCCAAATTGGGCATTTTACCACGCTATACCATTTCTTAGATTTAAGATAGAAAATGGAAATATATATTCTAAAACCTCAGAAACTGGAAATGCTTTAAGTACAGAAGAAGCACAGCATCTTAGAGAAGAAGTAAGAAATACTGCTGAATACTATACAGAAAGATTGATTGAGTATATTAAAAACAATATATCAAGCTTTCCAGAATACAATCAAAATTCAGGTGCAGACGTTAATCCTGATTCTAACGCATACTATAATGGAATGAATCTAGAAAGACCTATGCAAAGAGGAACTAAATTAACTTTACGTGATTTTTTAACACCTGATCTAACTTAATGAAAAAATACTATAAACCTAAAACAATTAACATTACTAAGTTGAAGTCTTACTTGGATAATAAAACTAAAACTAATGAAAGAAGTACAAGACACACTACAAGTAGGAATAGCAAATAGTACAGCTATTGGAATTTCCTTAGTCGAAGCTAATGAAATATTAACTTTTATATCATTGTCTTTGGCAATTGTTTTTACAATATACAAATTTGTTAAATTTAAAAAAGAAAAATAGATGAAAAACATAATATGTAAAATAATATATAGATTAACAGGAAAGTTTATTTGCTTTGGTTGGTGTAAAAATTGTGATAAGTGAAAAGGCGTAAACTCAACAGTAAAAACCCTAAGTACAAAAAAGAAGAAGATAGAGCAGCAAAAGTCAGAAAAGAATTTGTTCACGAAGTCAAAGGGTGTAAAATCTACAAAACCTACTACCTCTAATTTGAGTACAATTAACTTATTAATTTTAAGAGACACATTTACTAATAAAAGTACAATTGGTAAACTTTATGTTAATGGTGAGGAGTTTTGCGACACTTTAGAAAACCCTTATATTGATAATGAAAGAAGTATATCTTGCATTCCTGTCGGAGAATATGGAGTCAGAATTAGACTACCTAGAGAATCAGCAACAAGAGAATACATTCATTTATTAGTACAAGACGTTCCTAATAGGGACTATATACTATTCCATAGAGGGAATAAACCTGAACATACTAGGGGTTGTATTCTGGTAGGACAAACTCGTCAACAAGACTTTGTTGGAAACTCTAGATTGGCTATGGATTTACTAATAAAAGAAATAGTTAATTTAGGCGGAGAAAATATAAAACTAATAATCAAAAATAAATAATATGAAGAATTACATTTTAACACAATTATTGAAATCAAAAAAAGTATGGCTAGGTATATCATCTATTGTTATACCTATGGTAGCAAATTTTTTAGGTGCTGATGAAGATGCAGTATCTAAAATTTGGTATTCTTGTTTAGCTATGTTATTAGGACAATCAGCAGCAGACTTTGGAAAAGAAAGCAAATAATAGATATAGACTAAAACCACACGAAATTGTGGCACTAAAAAAAATGCGAGAAGCTGACACTAGAAATATTCTAGTTGTCGGCGACTTGCACGAACCTTTTTGTCTCGAGGGATATTTAGAATTTTGTCAAGAACAGTATGAAACTTATAATTGTAATCACGTTATATTTATTGGAGATATTTTAGATAACCACGCTTTTAGTTATCACGAACCTGATCCTGATGGAATGTCAGCAGGTTATGAATTAGAAAAAACAATAGAAAAAGTAGCTGAATGGTACAAAGCTTTTCCCGAAGCTGATGTTTGTATTGGAAACCACGATAGAATGGCTAGTCGTAAAGCTATGACAGGCGGTATTCCTGCTGCTTGGATAAAATCATACAACGAGGTGTTAAACACACCTAACTGGAATTGGGTTGATTCAATAGTCTATGATGATGTTTTGTATGAGCACGGAGAAGGTGGTCAAGCACAAAGTAAAGCTAAGAATAATCTAATGTCAAGTGTTTGTGGTCATACGCACACTGAAGCGTATTGTCGTTGGTATGTCGGCAAAAGATATAGAGTATTTGGTATGCAAGTTGGCTGCGGTGTTAATGCTAATACATACGCTGCAGCTTATGCTAAAAACTTTAAACGACAAGCAATAGGTTGTGCTGTTATATTAAACAATGGAACTTTACCTATTAACTTACTAATGCCATTGTAATGTCAGAACAAGCTAAACTATATATTTTGTATTTCTTAATTATAATTATAGTTTTAGCAATAGCTCTATAACGCATTTTAAAGCGTTCTAACGCAATATCTTTTTATTTTAATAGCAATACACTACAAAACAATAATTATTATATATTGTTAACATTGCAATTGTTAATAACTTTGATAATAAAGTTGTGAATATCATTTTATTTTTATATCTTTGTCCTGTTCAAAGTAAGCAAGTAGAGTTATCAATCGCTGTTCTACTGTCAGACTGAAACGGTGAGCTATCACAAGAATAGCAGTCAGCTTAAAAAGTTCTTGGCAACTGACTTAAACTTAAATTATAGAACTTAATTTAAAAAATATAAAAATGTCATACAAAGAATACACAAAATTAAGTAAAGAATTAAGTGCTTTAAATTCATATAAGCATAAAAACGGAACTAATCCTAAATTAGAAAAAAGATTAAAACAAATAGTAAAATTAATAATGCCATACGCATTTTAATTAAAAACGATAATAGCATAAAACCCTTTGCGACTAATATAGGTATATGAAAATGAAAACAACTTATAAAATGAAAGAAGCGACAAATGTAAAAGAAGCTATCACATCTATATTAGATGTATTAAAAGAAAATCCTTTATGGTTAAATAAATGCACAGGAGATTTGTCAATAATTTTACAAAATTGTAGTGAAGCACTTAGACCGCTAGTATTAGAATCAGCAACTAAAGATGTAATAACTGATTTGTATGTAGAGTTTAAATCAAAATACTATGATTTTCAAGAAAAATTTTATGAACCAAAAAAGTTTGAAAAATGGAACTATTAGCACAAGACTTTTATTTCTATAATAACGGTAATTATAAAACAGTAAGTAAATTTGATATTGATAATAAGAAAGTTTATAGTGAATTAGAACCTGTATCTCATTCAATAAGAATATTTGGTACAAAAGAACAAATAGAACAAGCGTTTGATGAATATTCAGAAAATACAGGTTTGAATTTAGATGAAACATATTACTGTGATGATTCTAATTTTATAGAAATATACAAAAAGAAATACGAAAAAAATAAACAAGCAATAATAGTAAACCTAATATATTAGATATGAAAAGAGAAAAAGTTAAAGAAATGTACTTTAAGTACGAATTAGAAGAACACGATGTTTTTAAACATCAACATTATATTATCTTAACCAGAAGTGCTATTGCCAAAATACAGGCTAAAGAAAATATCGATATTCATTATGACGTAATAAAGTCTGAACCTAATTTTGCTTCAGTAAAAGCAACAGCAACTAAAGATAATAAAAAAATTGAAACTTTTGGTTCGGCTTTAAAAGGAAATACATTTAAAGACGGAAATACAAACAGTTGGTATGTATTAGAGATGGCACAAAAAAGAGCATATGCAAGAGCTACTTTAGAAATTTTAGGATTATATGAAATTGGTGTTAAAGGAGAAGATGAAGCAGAAGAATTTAAAAAGAGTAATAACTAAATAAATAAATAAAAATGGAATTAAAAGTAAAAGGTAAAATCAGTAGAAAACTAAACTTACAATCTGGAACAAGTAAATTAGGGAAAGAATGGGTAAAACAAGAATTTATAATTAATACAGGTAAAGACTTTAATCCTGAAATTTGTATTACTTTATTTGGACAAGATAAAATAGATATGTTAAATAATTTTAATATAAACGATATGGTGAATGTTTCAATTAATTTACATTCAAGAGAATGGAATGATAGATATTTTCATACAGTTGACGGTTGGAAAATAGAAAAAGTTGATAATAATAATGATATGCCGTTTTAATTATGAAAAAAGAACAAGACTTTAAAAATTTATGCAACTTAACAACATCGTTGTTAGGTTTAAATAAAGGATCATTAGCTGATAAAAGCAGAAAAGTTAAATATCAAGTACCTAGAGCAGTGGTTAGTGTTATTGCTAGAATGGAAGATAAAACTCACAGAGGAATTATTGGTAAAGTTTTAGATCGTGATCGAACAAGCATAAACCATTACGAAAGAAATCATTCTTCTAATTATGCTTCTTGGGAATTATATAGAGATACATTTAACAAAATTTATAATGCTTATACAAGTATAAAAGATTCTAGAAAAAGCTTTTACAGTTTAAAAGATATGCAAACGTATTTATGGGATAACAATATAAGAAATGATGTTAACAAACAAACTTGTTTACAAATTACATCAGGTAAATATAAAGTTGACATAAAAGTTTCATACAGAAATTTTTATATTCAAACAGAAAATATTAAAATTGCACTGCAAGATTATAATTATGATCTTAAAATAATTCAACTATAAATATGAAAAACCTTTTAAGCAGTACAGCTTTTTTAGTATTAAATAAACAATTAGCGAAGCAAATAGGATTAAAAGAATCAGTCCTACTTGCTGACTTAATTAGCAAAGAAGAATATTTTTTAGTAAACGGAATGACAGACGGTTGGTTTTTTAATACTGAAGATAATATAGAACAAGATACAACACTAAGCCCTTCGCAACAAAGAAAATGTATAAAAAACTTAGTTAAGTTAAATATTATAGAAGTTAAAAGAAAAGGAGTACCTGCTAAAAGATATTTTAAAATAAATGAACAACAAGTTATTAACTTTCTTAACAACTTGTCATTAAAAAAAGTAAGAACTATTAATAAGAATAAAGAAATAAAAATAACAAATAAATACTTTATAAAGCCAACAGCAGAACAAATTGAAAATTATTGTAAAGAAAGAAATAATAATGTAGATCCTGAAGCCTTTTTAGATTTTTATGAAAGTAAAGATTGGAAGATAGGTAAAAACAAAATGAAAGATTGGAAAGCAGCAGTCAGAACTTGGGAACGTAGAGAAATAAAAAAACCAACAAAAATGTCTAAATTAGATTCGCAAATTAATGCTTGGCATCAAGCTAAAAAATTATTATGAAAGCACTAAAAAATGAAAATTTAAAAGAATTAAGTGAAAAAGTCCTTGACTTAATTGCAAAAACATCTGTAGAAATAGGACATAAGACAGATGCACAAACTATGGCAAGTCTAAGTAAAATATTTGCTTCAGATTTAATTAATGAAAAACGTTTTGGAAATATGACTTTTAACCAAATACAAGACGCTTTTCATCAGGGAGTAAGATTTGGCAAAGATGAACCTTTTTTAAATATAAGAACATTTTATAAATGGGTT